CTTGGCGGCGTTGCGCAGCGCGTCCAGCATCTCCTCGCCGATGGCAAGGTAGGGCGTATAAAAATAAACGTACTGCTGTGATTGTGCCAGAATGTCCAGATAGACCGTTTCTGCCACCGGCTCCTCGTCCAGCGGGCTGTCTGCGTAAGGCTGTACTACTCCATCGCTGGCAGGCAGCACCGCAAGCTGCGGACGGAAGGTGCTGTAATCCTGCTCAAAGGGCCGGAAGGCATTCCAGAAATCCAGAAACATTACGGTAAAGTTCCACACCGCAGCGCCCTCGATGCGCAGACCCGCGTCCTTCCAGTAGCCGAAGCGGGTGATCGCGTTGATATATTCATCGGCCAGATTGATGCCTCCGGTGTAGGCTACTTTGCCGTCTATCACCACGATCTTGCGGTGGTCGCGGTGGTTCATCACCAGCGAGAGCAGCGGCACCACCGGGTTAAAGGGAATGCAGCGGATATGCGCCCGCTCCATGCGCACCACAAAGTCCTTGGGCAGACCCAGCAGGCTGCCGAAGTCATCGTAGATCAGCCGCACGTCCACCCCCTGCGCCGCTTTGCGCCGCAGAACATCCTCTACGCCCTGCCACATCTTGCCCTGACTGATGATAAAAAACTCCAGAAAGATGCTCTTTTCCGCCTTTTCAAGGTCGGCCAGCAGTGCCGGGTACATGGCCTCACCGCAGGAAAAATACCGGGCGGTGGTGTTCTTCCATGCGGGATAGCAGCCGTACTGGGTCAGGTAGCGGCTCACGCCCCGGTTTTCATCGCACAGCCCGGCGGTCTGTCCGGGCTGCTGAGCGCGGTCTGCCCGGTGCGCCTGCTCCACCGCCTGCATTTTGCTGCGCAGACGGCGGGAGGGCCGCTTGTTGCCAAAGGCCAGATACAGTGCCCCGCCCAGCAGCGGCAACAGCCCGATGAGGGCGATCCAACCCACCTTATAGGCGCTGTTTTCATCCTTGCGCACCAGATACAGAATGATCAGCAGGCTTAACCCGTTGAGCGCCCCGGTGACCCACACCCGCGCCGTGCCGGTGGTGAGGGCAAAAAACACCCACGCCAGCCATGCAAGCTGCAGCGCCACCAGCACCACCGTGACCGTGATGCGGTTGAGGATGCGGTTGAAAAATTTGACGATCGGCAACCGGAACAGCATACCATCTCCCCTTTCCGTGTTTCAATACGGTTAAGTATAACGCGGTTTTTCACCCTTTGCAAGTTTTTGGTGTCGGGTGCACCGGAATTATTCCTCGTAAAAAAAATTCACCGGAGCGTCCGCAGATGCCCCGGTGAACCAAGATTCTATTATATATTTTCCGCTCAGACGGTGGGGGCTTCGTTGTCCTCGTAGCCCACCATCAGGCCGCCGTACTCCGCGTAGTAGCTGCACAGCGCGCCGCAGCTGCCTACCTCCACCTTGGCCTCCGGGAACACCGCATGGACCATGTGCTTCAGCCGCTCCGCAGCGGCAGCATTGCAGCAGTGGTCGATGTGCACCCGGCCGTTGGTCAGGCCGTGCGCCTTCATCTCCAGCACTATCCGCTCCAGTGCGCCGTGCTCGCCGCGGGTCTTGCAAAGAACCTCCAGATCACCGGCATCGCTGGCCTGCCCGATAACCCGGATACCCAGCATCCGCGCCACAGCAGCCACAGCGGGCTTCACGCGGCCATTGCGGGCAAGGTTTGCCAGAGATTCCAGCGCAAACAGCAGATGGGTGTGCTCATGGTACGCCCGGATCTCCTCGCACACGATGTCAAAGGGCTTGCCGGCCTTGATCAGCGCCGCCAAACGCTCCACCAGCAGCCGGGACTCCGCACCAGTAGACAGGCTGTCCAGCACAAAGACCCGCGCGCCCTCGTGGCTCTGCTCGTACTCCTCGCCCGCCAGCAGTGCAGCGTTATAGGCACCGGACAGCGTACCGGTAATGGTTACAACATACACCTCGTCTGCGCCCTCGTAGGCAGCCATCCAGTCCGAGATGTTGGGGCAGGAGGTGCTGGTGCGGCCCTTATAGGTGCGCAGCATCTCGGCCAGCGCGGGAGCATCCACCTCTGCGGTGTCCACATACTCCTGCTCGTCGGTCAGGATCTTCAGCGGCACGCAGGCAAACCCTACATCGGGGAGCTCGTACACATTTGCAGAGGAATCTACAACGATTTTGCTTTTCATATTTTTCTCCATTTTCAAGCGGCGCACGCCGCAGTCATTCCTTTGTCCGTGACCATCATAGCAGTTTTTCAAAACCCTGTCAACTGTTTTCTCAAATTCTTTTACAAAGTTTTCATTGCCAGTTGACCAATTTTCCAAAATGCGGTATACTATTTCACAGGCAGAAGTGCTTTTGCGGAAAGCAATTGCCCTGCCTTTGCACAAAAACAACGTTCCTGCTTGCAAAAAGTGCAGGAGCATGAACGGAACAAGATACTATGAAAGCTGAAACCAAACTCCGCGTTGCGGCGTGTGCTGCGGGCTTTGCCCTGCCCCGGTACAACGATCTCCCCTCGGTAGGGCTGTATCTGGACCAGACGGTGCAGTTCGTCAACGGCTATTTCCGCAGCTTCTGCGGGGTGGAGCTGACCCCGTCCATGGTAAGCAACTACGTCAAAAAAGGGGTGGTGGATCACCCCATCCGCAAAAAATACACCCGGGATCAGATTGCATCCCTGATGTACATTGCAGTCTCCAAAACGGTGCTCTCGATTGAAAACATCGACACCCTGTTCAAAATGCAGCGGGAGCACTGCTCCGCCGGGACAGCCTACGATATCTTCTGCGAGGAGTTAGAGACTAGTCTTTCCGTGGTGTTCGGCGGCAAGACAGCCCAGCCGGAGGCCACGCTCAACGACGAGCGTCTGCTGCTGCGCAGCACCATTTTTGCCGCGGTCAACAAAATGTATCTGGACTGCTGCTTTGATGCCTTGCGGCAGGAGCAGGCTCTGTGGTCGGATATCCTGCCGGATCTGGCGTAACAGAATAGCAGGTATAGCAGATATAGCAAAAGCCACCTGAAAAACGTAAGTTTTCAGGTGGCTTTTATGTTGGTGGAGGCGATGGGAGTCGAACAATTAAAAATGATGGATTGTCGTCAAAAATTCATCTGGGATGCACGAAAGGACGAAGGAATAATACGGATTTGTTGGGTTATGCCCGATTCGTTTTTTGACATTTAGAAAAAAGAGTGTTACCAAATGTGTTACCAGAATCACCCTTGAGCCTTCCTGAATGCAGCGGTCGTTGCAGCCGCCAAATCTTCTCGCTGGCCCTGCAATTCATGATGGTACACGCCGGAAGTGTCCATGTTCTTGCTGTGACCAACCAGCATTTTTAGCTGGCTGTCAGTCAGGACGCTTGATTCAACACTGACAAAGGTGTGCCGTAGCTCGTAAAGTGAGACTTTCGGCTCAAGCCCGTTTGCTTCCTGATACGATTCCCAGCGGCGATAGAGCGCATGCTCTGACGGAATCTGAAACAGCGGCGTATTGTATTGTAGCAGTATGCCTTGAGCCTTTAGGAGCTGTACCTGCGCCTCATAAGCATCCCGTGCTTCCTTGCCCATGTCAAAAGAGCGGATGGCGTTTTCATTCTTTCCGGTGGTCTGCTCCCGGTGCACGTTGATGCTGCGCCGAAGGTTGACCGTGTTCCCCTTGATGTCACCATACCAGAGACCAATCAGCTCCCCGGGGCGCAGGCCGGTCGCAACTGCAAATCGGTAGGCGTAGATATATTCATCAAATACCAGTTTTCCATAGTAGGTGCGGGTGTCTACGCTAAACAGAACCTTCAGGGCGGTGGGCTGCAAGATCGTGCGTTTCCCCATCCTGGCATTCTTCGGGATAGACAGGTCGGGGTGGAGCGTGGTGTACCGGTTTTTCCTGCACCACTTGACAAAGGCGGTTTCCGCAGCCCGGATCGTCATAAGCGTCTTTCGGCTCAACGGCTGGTTTGAGATGGGCTTGCGCTGGTTCTTTTTCTGTGAGCGCTTCCGGAACGAAACGTCGATTGCCTTTTGAAGATCGCCCTCGGTCAGCTCGTCAATGCGGATATTCCCACAGGTCGGCAGGATGTAGCAGTCTCCGTAACGCTGGCATTGTGTCACATAGGACGTCCCGCAAGTCAGCTTCAGCTCTTCCACCCACTCTGAATAAAGGGCACTGACTTTCTTTTTTCCGTCTCTGATGCTATCATCAAGCCATGCATCCGCTTTTGCGTTTGCTTCCCGTTGTCCTGTCCGACCCGGAGTGCTGCTGTAAAACCGTTTGCGGGTGCCGTTCTTCTGAACCGCAATGCACCAGCGCTTTTCCTTTTCCACCCAAAATGCCGTGTTGACCCGTTTTTTCATAAAATCCACCTCCATACACAAGCGTACACTGTGCCGCTGCCCTTGGGACGGCTGCGCTTTTTTCTTTGCTGCGGGGCGGCTTCCAGCTGCTTCTTCCCGAACCACGGACAAAAAGAAGCACCATCCGGGATCTCCTTCCGGCAGCATGGTCTCACGCATTTCATGGCTTACTCCTTTTTCTTCCCGATATATCCCAAGGCACCATTTTCAGCAGCGGCCCTTCCGGCCTTGTAGTTGATCTTCAGGTCGTCAATTGGAGGTTGTGGAGCGTCCGGGCATGGGTCAAGGCCCGCGATCTGCGCGTAGGTATACTGGTCGATGATTGTTCCGCATACACTGGCCCTGTTGTTGAGCGGGCAGTGCAGGTTTGCAGCTATCTCCGATATGACAGCAGGCGGGCTGCTGCCGTGACTGCCCTTCAGGATGAAAAGAAGCAGCCTTTTCGTCAGCGGCGGCAGGTTTACCACGAGACGGCTCAACTCCGCATTTAGCTCATCGTCAGCCTTGCCGTCATCTGGCGCTGTGTACAGATCTGGGTGGATCATCTCCATGAACACCGTGATGGGTGACACCCCGCACGCCGTGCACCAGTCCATGATCTCGTCACTGTCCGGGCTGGTGCATCCTTTTTCCCAGCTCTGCACGGTGCGCTCTCCCTTCTCAATGCGCCTTGCGATCTCCACTTGGCTCAAGCCCGCAGACACCCGTGCTTTTGCAAGCGCTTTCCCGATTTGGCTCGCCGTAAAATAACTCATACTGTTCTTTCTCCCCCCTACAAATTTTATTGCGTGAAATAAGCAAAAAATGGCGCAGAAAAAAGCCGCGCCATTCGACAAATTTTATCCGTATTTCATTTTCCTCTTTCTCATGGTAAAATTTGGTACATAAGTTGACACAATTACCAAAAATCAGGAGGAAAGCAAAATGAAAAACGGTCAAACAAGCAACAAAGACCCGGAAATGACCATCATTGACGGAATGCCCGCCAGCGTGCTTACCGGCACAGCTAAAACCCCGCAACCTTGGGAGGATTGAGCCATGACCAACAAAAAGACCGCCTGTTTCTGCAGCCACATCCGCGCTGCGCTTGCCTGCTACGTTGATATGACCCCGGAGCAGCAAGCCCTTGCCGCCATGTACGCCAACCGCAAGATCACCGGCCTGCACACCCTGCGCGCCGCAGCGGTAAGCCCCGGCGGGGAGTGCGCCGCCCAGTTGTTGCAAAAAATGCAGCAGCTGGACACCGGAAACCAGTAACAACGCGCATATTTTGCGCGAAGTCAGCGTAAACCGCGCGTTTTTCGCTTAAAAGTGCGCGTAAATCGCGCGATTCAGCGCAAATATCAAATTTTCAGCGAATTTTTACGCAATTAAAATCGATTGACGCTTACGCCAAGCAGTTGTAAAATGCAGTTGTAAACAAGTTTACAGGCCAAGCAACCGAGATTTCTTTGCGTTGTACTCCGCTTCCGTGATGGCACCCATATCCAGCAGCTGCTTAAACTTCAAAAGTTCATCAGCTGTGCTGGACGCAGCCTGGGTAGCGGCTTGCGGCCTCTCAGAGCCAGCTTTACAGTTCCTGAGAAAATCAGTTGTGCCACCGGGATAAACCGTTGTCGGCAAGTTGCTTTCCCCAAGAGGAAGGACGAAGCGAATAGAGATATTTTCTTTGCTGTAGGCTTTGTGGGTTTCAGTTTTTGCGGTAGCAGCACCTACAATCGCGCCTACAGGACCAGCAACGGCTGCACCGATCACGGCCCGGCCAATGCCGCCTTTGGTTTCGGTCGCCGTCAGATCGTCAGGCGCATCCGATTCGTACCCTGCGACTTCATCAAAACTGTAAATCATGCGTGGGCCTTTATCACCACTGCGGTGTCCAAAGTAAAACAGCCGGTTGACCTTATCGATAGAGACAAAGAGTGCATCGCGGTCAAAGATGGAATCGGTCTCTTTAAATGTTCTGCGGCGGCTTTCCAGTGTATCCCAGTATTCCGCAAGTGCAGCTGTCGGTTGCTTTGCAGCCCGAAATCCCAGTTTTGAAAAGAAGAAACTGCTACATCCTGCGCAGATTAGACCGTCCGCGCTCTTCTCACGGTTCAGCAGACCCAACTTGCCGCCGCAGACGGGACAGATACTTGCCATGATAACCACCTCACACATATTAAATACTGCATCAGATAGGAGGACACAATGAACGAAACAGACCGGCAAGGCTACATCGACGCTATTATCAAGCTTCTGGAACGCGCAGACCTGCGGGCGCTGCGCTTGATCTGGATCCACGCAAAAGGCCTTGTAAAATAGAATCAAGGTAGCAAAAGAAGGGAAGCCCTTACGGGTTTCCCTCTTTTTTTTGCAGCTTTTCAGCCATCCGCTCCAAAAGCTTCCAGTCCTCCGGCTCCAGTTCGGCCAGCATCTCCACAAACCGGCGCTTGAAGTCGTCACCCTCGTCCTCCGTGATCTCGGTAAGGAAGCTGGTGATCTTCTCCGATCTGGTGATCTGGTTGAACATCTCCCCTTCACCTGTCCGCAGCCACGTCTCGTTGACGTTAAACTCGCGGCAGATATCGGAGATCGTTCGGTCACTGGGAGCCTTTCGGCCTGAGCAAAGCTCAGAAACGAAGGGCTGAGAAACACCAAGACGGTTGGCAAAGTCAACCTTCTTGATATTAAGCGCTGCAATGATTTGCTCGATTCGAGTGTTCATTGGCGACGCCTCCTTGCACCTTTATTATACAGCAAGCACAAAGCCGTGTCAATAGAAAAAATTAGCTGAGCGAATAAAAAAGTGTTGACATGATAGCTTGGCTATGCTATAATATAGCCAAGCTAAGAAACACAAGCAAACAGGAGGTCAAAATTATGAAACGCTATAAGGTGTACGTCTACAACACGGTTGACAAGTTCTGGGACTGCTACGAGGTCAACGCAATCGACCCGGTGGACGCCCGGAACGTAGCCGTGCAGCGGCTGGTGGACGAGACCGGGCACGGTCTGGATGTCTACGAAGTGACCGACGTGTGTGCGATTAAGGACTAAGGAGGTCTGACATGGGAGATATTTATGATCTTGCAATTCACGCAAGACGCAACCGTGAAGTAGCTGACGAATATAATGTTGGCTATGTTGTTCCGACGAGAGGATACAACTGGTTCCGCTGGAAGGGATGCCGCCGGTCTGGCCAATGGATTCACGGCGCAGAAGCCGAGACGCATTGCGATGCACTGCAAGTCTACGACAATGGCGCATGGTACCCGGTCGTTGCTTTTTCTCACGGTTATATGGGCCCGGCGGCGGACTACACCGTGGCCGGCGTGAAGATGTTTAAGGAGGTCTGAACGATGAAAAAGATTGCAAACAAATCCATTCCACTTTTTCAGCTGGAAGAGAGCCATTTGGAGAACGAGTACCGCAGCGAGGGCTTCACGTATATGATCGTCAACGGCTATGAAGTCCGCTGGCCGAGGTGGAATAACTTCATGGCAGCCCTTGAAGATCATACAGCGGAATTCTTTCTCCCCGGCGGGACGTTGGAACCGCTGGGCGATAAAAACCATGAATCGTAAGGGAGAACAAAATGATTTACACCATCGAAAAACGGCACGTTTTCGGCTGCTATGATGGCAGCTATATGCAGAGTCATTATGAAGTCATCGCGCACACGCACAGGCTCCCGAATGGCTGCTTGGCATCCACAGGCGCACTGACCGTCCACACCTGCAAATACAAAAGGGAAGCGACGGAATACTGCAAAGCCCACGGCATCGAGCCGCAGCCGCCTTTTATTTCACCCGAAGAACCCGCCTGACGATGGCTGCATGGCAGCAGCCGAAACCACCCGGCAGCCAGCCGGGCAAGGTCGCGGGAGCCAACCGCAGAAGGAGATGATAATTTTGGCAAAGACGAAGAAGAACCGCACCGATCTGGCAGCAGAACGGTACAGCATTCCGGCAGATGGGGCACACGCAGCGGATACGCTCATCAACGTGCTGTTCGACGACTTAGAGCCGCAGGACAAGCTGTCCCTGCTCTGGATGGGAATGGGCATGGCAGCGGTACGCAAGAACGACAGCCAGAACAACCATGACGGGGTGGCGTAAGGAGGGCAAAACGGTATGAACAACGACAAAAAGCCCAGCCGCAAGCACGACTGGACTTCTACGGAACTGCATCTGATTGCCTTGTGCATCCAGTGCTTTGCGCTTGCAGTACAGATTGGCGCGCTCGTTGTTATCCTAGCAAGGCAATGACGGAAACAATGAGAGATGCACCGCCAAATGCAGCGGAAACAATCGCCACGATAACAGACAAAATGGCAATTCGCTTATTTGACCTATTTTCCTTTGCCTGTTCGCGGTCTTTGATTTCCTGTTTTTTCTGGCTTTCTTCAAACTGCTGGCGCAGCTGCTTCAAATCTTCCGCATACCGCCGCTGTACCTCATACAGTGTAGGCTGCTGCGAGACTTGCGGACTGGAATAATTCACTTTGCTGGCGTTCAGAATGCGCTCTAATTCATCTGTACGCTGGTTCATGGATCCCCGCTGATTCATTTTTTCACCCCCCCTCCCGCTCAAGTATAGCACAGGAGGGGCAGAGTACAAGGAGGACAAAACAGAACTATGACAGACATCATCTTATCCACCCAGAACGGCGAGCCGGTAGCATCCAGCCGCCAGATCGCCGAGAGTTTCGGCAAGGAGCACAAGGACACACTTGAAAGCATCCGGCAGATTCTGGCGGCGGAAAATTCCGCCACCAAATCCATGTTCTACGAGACCACATTCGAGAACCGCGGCAAGCAGTACCCCATGTATCTGATGAACCGTGACGGCTTTACGCTGCTGGCTATGGGCTTTACCGGCAAGGCCGCGCTGGAATGGAAGTTGAAGTACATCCAGGCGTTCAACGCGATGGAGAAGCAGCTGGCACAGCGCCCGCAGATTTCCCGGGCTGAACTGATGGCACAGGCGCTGATTGCCGCCCACGATGAACTGGAGCACAAAGACCGGCAGATTGCGGAACTCACGCCCAAGGGCATCTTTGCAGACGCGGTAAACGCCAGCAAGAAGAGCATCCTTGTGGGCGAGTTGGCAAAGCTGCTGTGCCAGAACAGCGTGCAGATCGGGCAGAACCGGCTGTTTGTCTGGATGCGGGAGCACGGATACCTCATCAAGGACCCAAAGCGCAGCGACTACAATATGCCCACGCAGCGCGCCGTGGAGCATGGCCTGTTTGAGATCAAGGAGACCACCGTGGTGCACTCCGATGGGCACACCAGCATCAATAAGACTCCCAAGGTTACCGGCAAGGGTCAGATCTACTTTGTGAACCTGTTTTTGAAGGGGTAAAGCCACGGCTGGCGCAAGGATACAAACTTATTTTGGAGGTTACTATGAAAAAACTGCATGTGAAAGCTACGTTTATTGAGCCGGTGCTTGGCACATGGCCCGCAAACCCCAATGTGGCCCGCGAGTTTATCGCCAGCAAGTCGCCGGATGCTGCAACCATCGAGGATGAAGTGGCGGCTCTTGGCCCTGATGCGGTAGCTGACAAGGGCATGACCGTTTTCCCGCGTGACCCGGACGGCAATCCGATTTTTTACGATTACCAGATCAAAGGCATGTTTAAGGATGCTTGCGGCATGCTTTCCCGCATCGGCGGCAAGACCGAGACTGGCAAGAAGAAGGCCGTGAACGAAAGCGGCAAGCTAACTGCTTACAAGAAGGTCATTGACGGCCTGATCTTCATTCAGCCCCGCATGATTCCGATTCTGACAAACGGAGAGATCAGCGACTGCCAGCGTCCGCTGCGTGCTCAGACCGCACAGGGCGAGCGCGTGAGCCTTGTAAACAGTGAGGAAATCCCGGCGGGCAGCACCTGCGAGTTTGACGTAATCCTTCTTGACGACAGCCACGAAAAGGTTGTGCGTGAGTGGCTGGATTATGGCATTCTGCGCGGCATCGGCCAGTGGCGCAACAGCGGAAAGGGCCGCTTTACCTACACTGCCTATGAGGTGAAGCCCTGAGAGCAAGGGCATGGCATTGACGGCCCTGATTCGCGGAGGCGATGAAAGGCTTGGCAGTGGCAAAGCACCGCTTGTCGCTGATAAGCCAAGCAATGGCAAGGCTGAGTTCGATTGGCCGTGCGATGCTAAGCGCGGCAAAGGCGTAGCGAAGCAGCGCGGGGCGTGGCAAAGGCTATGAGGTGAACTGCTGTGCAGTGGCAGCGCGTAGCATGGCAAGGCGACGGAGCAGCATTGAACAGCGATGAACAGCGATGGCAAAGCGAAGCTATGCGAAGCAAAGGCGCTGAGAAGCACAGACGGGCAAGGCGAAGGAATGGCAGAGAAAAGCGCTGATGTGATTTGCGAAGGAAAAGTGGTGCACCGTAACGATTTGCTGCGGCAATGCTTTGCTTTGGATGCATTGGCACGAAAGTAAAAGCATAGCAACGCGAAGAAATGCAAGTCAGCCTGCACGGCTGGCACACATCAAAGAAAAGAGGTTGAAGAAAGATGAAGGTCATACAGGGCACCTTCCGGCAGATTCCGTACTGGAAACTTCGGGGCCGGTTCCACAGCTGCGGCTACCGCGATCAGGAAGTCGCTAAGTATATCGGCATTGGCCGGGACACCATGAGCGGCAGGATGCAGGGGCACAATCCGTGGACAAGCGCAGAGATCACAGCAATGTGTGAACTGCTGGACATCCGACAGGATGAGATCGGGGAACTGTTTTTCCCCTCACTTGAGAAAGGAGAATCCGCATGAAGCTCAAATCTACTACTTACTACTGGTTGGCTGTCATTTTGGGCGGCGTTGGAATGGGCGCAGCTATGGGTGCAGAGGGCACCGCTCAGACCACCGGATACATCTCCGGCGCGCTGTTTGCTGTGTCGCTGGTGCTAATTTTGGCCGCTGTTCTGCTGGCTCGTCTGGGCTTTGCCGCAGAGGACAGGGAGAAAGCCGCAAAGCGGCGCAAGTACGGCAAGATCAACCGCACCCACGCCCGCAACCCGAAATACCCGGAGAATCAGGAGCGTGGGGCATGATGACGGCCAAAGAGTACGTTGAGGGCAAAGTCAAGTCCTACACGCGGCTTGCCGAACGTTGCAGGCAAGAAGCCGAAGCCTCAGATGACATTGTTGTCCGGGCTGGATACTCCGCACGGGCAAACGTCTGGGAGATGTGCGCCGAAGAAATGGACAACGTGCGGGAGATGCTGCAAGAGGAATCTGGGGAGATCACGTATGCCTGACACTGTCCACCATGTCATGTGGTACACCGTGTATGATGCCAAAAACGGCAATCTGCTTGCATCCGGCACATCTGATATGTGCGCCCGGCGGCTCGGGTATAAAAGTGCAAACAGTTTTGCATCCTCGGTTTATCATTGCCGCAAGAAAAAGAGAAAGCCGCACAAGTATTCCTTTTTTCAAGAAGTCATAAAGCGCGATGAGGTGGACAGTCTGCCACCGATACGCCGCAAAAAAAGAAGAGCCTGCCCGTGCGCCAACACGGACAAGCCAAAAGGGTGATGAGTCTAGCCGCCCATCACCACAAAAATACCACAACATGCGGCAAACCGCAAGGAGGTAAAACATGAAAACCTTAATTTTTATCGTTCTGTGCGCAAACCTTGGGTACATCGCCCTTGACTGGCGGCACAACAACAGGAGGTGAGCGTATGTGCACGGTACAGATTTATGATGCAGAGCGCCGGTTCGTGAACGAGATCCCGGTGCGCACCACGCTGGAGTGTGTGCAGTACGCGGACGACCTTGCAAAGGAAAACCCGGCAAGGATTTATGTTGTACTGGACGAGCACCGCAGCAAGGTTTACGAGAGGTGAATATTTATGCATTGTGATGAAAAAAAGCAGATCTGCTTGAACTATGCAAGCAACGTGCCGGAGTGGCAGCTAGGTCTCACGCTGGGAGCACTCGCAGACATTGGCGAGGAGGTTTCCGCACTCGGCAAAGTGCAGAAAGCAGTTGCCGGTGACCTTGCGTGGACAAAAAACAATCCTGACTGCGTCTACATGGGAACGATCCCTACCGACCGTGCGCTTGCCTGCAAGAATGCCGCAGAGGCACTCGGCAAGGCAATGTACGCGCTGGAAGTGATCCTTACGCAGTCCAGCCTGTTCCCTACCGCAAAAGACCTTGCCATTGCGGCAGATGCCGCATACAACGTACAGCACCTATCGCTGCAAAGCCGGTGCCGCGTGCACGGATGCCCGGAGGTGGCATACAAACATGGATAAAATGGAAATTTACAACAGCGCAAGAAAAGCCCCGCCGGAAGCCCTACGAAAAATCGCTGCCGGCCGCCTGAAGGGCAAAAGCGATATCAACCCTATGTGGCGTATCAAGAAGCTGACGGAACTTTTTGGGGCTGCTGGGATTGGATGGAAGTTCGATCCGCCGGTTTTTGAGGAGAAGCAGGGCGCAAACGGTGAGGTGGTAGTGCATTGCTTCACCTGCCTTTACATCAGGCAGGACGAGGAAAAGCCATGGAGCGTACCGATTCCCGGTGTTGGTGGCTCGCTGCTGATCGCAAGGGAGCAGGGCGGTTTACGCACAGACGATGACGCCTACAAAAAAGCCTACACAGACGCCCAGAGCGTGGCGTGCAAGGCACTTGGCGTGGGCGCAGATGTTTACTGGGAGGCAGACCCGACAAAGTACAGTGCGCGGTCAGAGAGCGTACCAGCAGCACCAAAGCGTGCCCCGGAAGTACAGGCAGCGCTGGACAGCACACCGATGATCTTAACGTGTGCTTGCTGCGGCAAGCCGATACAAGACGCCATGTATAAAGGCAAGCGCGTCTCCAACACGCATATTGCAAAAACCACAAAAGAAAAGTATGGACGTTTGTTGTGTTGGGACTGTGCCCAGAAGCAACCCAAAGAAGAGAAAGGATTAGAACATGCTTAACGTTGTAGCAATCATGGGTCGCCTTGTGGCAGACCCGGAACTCCGCACCACCCAGCAGGGCACCAACGTGTGCGCCTTCCGCATTGCTTGCGAGCGCAGCTATACCCAGAAGGGCCAGCAGCGTCAGGCTGATTTTGTGGATATTGTGGCATGGGGCAAGACCGCCGAATTTATCTGCAAGTTCTTCCAGAAGGGCAGCATGATCGCCATTGACGGCAGCATCCAGACCCGGCAGTATCAGGACAAGCAGGGAAACAAGCGCACGGCGGTGGAGGTTCTTGCAAACAATATCAGCTTTGCAGGCGCTAAGGCGGCAGATAAGCCCGCTGCCGCGTCCTACGAGCAGCAGACGAGGAATCATGTGCAGCAGGCAAAAGCCGCGCAGAACGCCCCGCAGCCGCGTTTCACGGATGGGCAGTTGGATGCAATACCGGACGCAGAGCGATACAATGCCGATTCTGCCGTGTTCTCGGACACCGACGACTTGCCGTTCTAAAGGAGGATATAAAAAATGAGCGTGAAAGGCTATAAGGTTTTCAACCCTGATTGGACGTGTAAGGGCAAGCAGTATACTTGCCCCGGCACTTTTGAAGAGGATGTAAACCCGTCTGTCTGCAATGTGGGTATGCACTTCTGCAAGAATGCCGCAGACTGTTTCCGTTACTATGATTTTGACCCGAACAACCACGTTGCTGAAGTAATCGCCCACGGCACGGTTGCAGAGAACGGTAACAAGTGTGCAACGAACAAGCTGGAAATCGTGCGAGAAATCCCTTGGGCTGAAGTCCTTGAGATCGTGAACACGGGAAAGGCTTGCACTGGACGTTGGAACAGCGGCGACTGCAACAGCGGCAACTGCAACAGCGGCAACTGGAACAGCGGCGACTGGAACAGCGGCAACTGCAACAGCGGCGACTGGGACCGCGGCAACTGCAACAC